TCACTGCCCTCCCGCGGCTGGCGGCAGCAAAGGCTTGAGTTCCGCCATCTGCCGCTCCGCCGCCGCCAGATTGGCCTCGGCCAGCTGCGGCAGATGCGCGCGAAAGGCATTGCCGGCGCCGTCCAGCGCCAGTTCGACCGCATCCAGCGTCACGAGGAGGGCGATGGCGGTGCCACTCCCGGGCAGGATAGCTGGCTCGCCCAGCGCCGGGTCCAGCACCTGGTCGAGGCCTGCGGCCAAGCTGCCCGCCAGCAGATTGGCGGCGGCAAGGCGAGCGCCGAGATCGGCCGGCCGATCCGGCACGGCGCAGGCGACGAGCAGCATCGCCGCCCCGAGCATGAAGGGAAGTCCACGCATGGCTCAGCCCTCGCCCTGTTGCGCCGGCAGGTTCGGCACCCAATAGACGACCAGCCCGACGATGAGGGAGACGAGCGCCAGCCGCGCCTCCGCCGTCACCGCGAGGCCGGGCCCGTTCCAGAGTGCCTCGGCGGCAAGCCCCACCAGCCAATCAGCCAAGGGTGCCGCGATCGCCGCAGCCCAGGCCTTGTTGATGGTCATGGCCTTGTTGACGGCGCCGAGCCCCGTCAGATTGTTTGCTGTCGTCATGTCGATCTCCTTTCGATGGCGGGATCACCCGCCCAGATGCATCACCTTCGAGATCCAACCCGCCCCGGCACCGGAGAGGCCGGAGAGCACCATGAGACCGCCCAGGGTCAGCCAGCGCAGGCGCTGCAGATCCTCGAGCCGGTCGGCCAGACGCTCGACGGCGAGGTCGAGCTTTTCGACGCTGACCTGCAGGCGGCCGATCGCCTGCGACGTGGCATCAAGATCGCCGGTCATCCTGCCCACCTCATGTCCCGCCTGATAACGGCACCCAACCGGCCTCGATGTCGTAGGCAGCGATGGCGGCGGCGGTTGCGGCGGCAGCGAGCGCATCGGCATGGGCCCATTTCACCCGGCGCAGGCGCTGGATCTCGGCCTTGGCCGCCTCGCCCAGCGCGATCATCGCCGGCGCATCGGCGAGCGGCAGGAAACTGTTATCGGCCATGCGCCAGGCAAAATCCGCCGGCCAGGGCGCGGCCGCGGCCAGCGCCCAGCGCGCCTCCTGCCCCATGGCGGTGATGTTCTGCTGGTCGACCGCGCGCAATTGCAGCACCTTGCCGTGATAGGCCATGCCGGCGGCGAGCGCCGCCTCGTAGCGCCGCTCAAGGGCCGCCAGCTTCTCGGCCCGGAGATCGGCTGGCGGCCGCACCCAGGCATCGCCCAGCCAGCGATCGCCGGCGCGGTCGGGCGCCGACGACACCTCGACGGCCCCATTGTCGTCCGGCAAGGCGCCGCCACCGAAACCGCCGAGATAACGGCCGTCCGCATCCACGAAATGCCGCAGCATGTGGGTCTCCTTTCTGGGCTGATCCCGGTTCAGCGCGCGCGGGCGCGCAGGATGAGGCGCCAATTGGCGTTGGTGAGATTGGCCTCGGACCCGGTGCCGCCATGGGCATAACCAAAGGCGCTGGCGCCGCTGCCATAGCGCAGCACGATGTTGCTGGCGTCGGCGCGCAGGCCGAGGCCGCGATGGGTGCCGAAGCCGGTGCCGGTATTGGCAAAGCCGATGGCGATCTCGTCCCCCACCGCCCAGCCTGCTTCCGCCGTCTTGCAGCGGAGCACTGGCCGCAGATCCTGCGGCGCCGCGCCCAATCCGTGGGCCAGGGTCAGCGTGCCGCCGGAGGTGATGGAAAGCTCGCCGCTGTCATACGAGTAGTCGCCGGCGAGTGTCTGCCAGGCCGCGCCGTCAGAGCGCAACAGCACCTGGTCGCCGAGGCGCAACAGGCGCTGGGTGAGGCCGTCCAGCAGTTCCGCCCCGGCGGGGTCGAGCGTCACCTCGCCGCTGGCCGCCGCGTTGCGGATGGCGATGACCGCGCCATTGCCGGCGACAGCCGCCGGGAGCAGATCGAGCGTGACGCCGCCTGCGGTGAAACGGAGCTCGCGGCCGAGATCGGCCGCCGCCAGGCTGTGGCCCGAGGCGAGATCGGTGACCGGCAGGGCGAGGCCGGCCCCGCCCACATACCAGCGCGGCGGTGCCGAGACGCAGCGCCAGAGCCCGCTTGCCTCGGCGCGGAAGCGGGCGACATCGCCGGGCGCTGCCGCCACATCGGCGGCACCCGGCAGGATCAGCAGCAGCGGATCATGCGTCAGCGTCAGTGCCGCGGCGAAGCAAAGCTCGACCACCGTGCCGGCAGGAGCGCCCGCCCAGAATGCGCCGATCGTGCTGGCGCCGCTGACATGATGATAGCCGCCGCGGGCAAGGGACGCGGGCTCGGCCAGCGTGGCGGCACTGGCGATGGCGGCACCCTGTCGCCAGAGGGCGGCGAGCCCCCGGGGCGTCACCGCCGCATCGTCGGACGATCCGTCGAGCACGTCGGCGATGCCGGCATAGACGGCAGCCCCCTCCGGCAGGTTGCGATTCTCGAGGCCGCTGGCATCGTGGTTCCAGCCGATCAGCCGCCCGGCCGCGGGCAGCGGCAGGGTGAGGTCGGCAGACGACGCCGTGGGGCTGAGGCGGGGTGTGCGGTCGAGCCGGTCGTCCAGTTCCTGCACCAGGGCGGTCAGGCGATCGAGCGCGCGCTCATGTGTCTCCGCCGGGAAGGGATCGTTCGGGGTGTAGTCGACGAGCTGCGTGCGCCGGGTGCGCCGGATGATGGTCCAGCTGGTGCCGGGTGGCGGCGGTACCAGGGCGGTGAGCGTGCCGCTTTCGCCGCCGCCGCCTCCCAGGGTGAAATCGGTCACCAGGCTGCGCACGGTTTCGCTGCCGCTGGCGAGATCGCGCTCGACCACCTCGATCTCGTCGGCACCGAAAAAGACGAAGGGAATGGCAAAGGCGGCGGTGACCCCGTCGCCGGCATAGGTGATGCGCGATTGCGTGGTGGCGAGGGTCATGACGCCACCTCGGCGATGAGGCGCTGGCAGAGGCGGCGATAGGGTTCCTGCGCGGACGCCTCGGCCGCGCGCAGGGCATCGATGGGGGCACGCGTTTCCGGCCGCGGCAGGGGCAGGAAGGCATCGAAGCCAAGTCCGGCCATGAATTCGGCCAGCCGCCCGCCGGTTGCCGCCATACCCAGTGGCGCCTGAAAGCGGCGCGCCGGAATCTCGCCCTCCAGCGCCGCCGCGCCAAGTCTCTGCGCACCAGCATTCCCGTCGATCGCGTCATCGATCGCCGCGCCGAGTCCGCCCAGGCGCTCAACCTGCGCGAACAGCCGCCGCGCCAGGCGCTCGACCTCGCCGGCCACACGCAACCGCTCGGCCAATTGTGCCTCGACCATCTTGGCCGCGCGCCGGCCGGCGATGGCCGCTGTCCGCGCCGCAGCCGCTTCGCCGGCCGCCCTGTCCGCCGCGATGGCGCGGTCGAGCGCGGCGGCTTCCGCTGCCAGCAATGCGGCTTTGGCGAGGGCCGCTTCCGTCAGGGTCCGCGCCGCTGCATCGCCGAGGGCGGCGCGCAGGGCGGCTGCGTCGCATTCCGCCTGGTGCCGGGTGATGGCGGCGGCAAGCTCGGCACGCCGCGCCGCAAGACCGGTGCCGCTCTGTCTGCTGCTTGGGCTGCCGGTCGCGCTACCGCTCGGGCTGCCACTCGTGCTCTTGCTCATGCCGGACCTCCCGCCTTGCCTTGTTGCGCTTCCGCCAGGGCGGCAAGGCTGCGGATCAGCCAGGGATCGTTGCCGAGGCCGCTCTCGGCCAGGATTGCCGCGATCTCGCCCTGCCCGGCGCAGCGCGCGATCACCGATCGCGCCAGGGCGATGCGGCTGTCGCAGGCCTCGCCCCATTCGCGCGCCAATTCGGCCCGCGCCAAATCCGCCCGTGCCGATTCAACATCGCCGGATGGTGCTTCCAGCCGGCGGCAATAGGCGGCGACAATGCCATTGACCAGGCCCTGCGGCAGGCCCGCCGCGTGGAACCAGCTGCGCGCTGCCGCTTCCAGCGCGCGATCCGGTTCGATCGCGCGCGGCAAGCGAATGACATAATCCTCGGCGCGCGGCGGCGGCGTGAAGGCCGCACCGAGCGCCTCGGCCAGGGGATCGGATGCGGCGACACCCGAAGGTTGGAAGTCGTCGGACACGCTCTGGCCGCGGGCCAGCAGCGCCTCGCGCATCGCCGCTTCGAGCGGGTCAGCCGCGGGATACGGGTCGGTCGGGTCGTGACGCATGGGATATCGCCTCCTGTTCCAATGGGGGTCGGTTGCGTGATTGCTAGCGCAGCTTGATCACTTCCTCGCCGATCCGGCTGAGGCCGGTGAGCGAATCGAGGATGCCGCTGCGCCGGGCGCGGCGCGCGGCGCGCTCCTGCTCGCGCGCGGCGACGTCATGGCCGTGCTGCGTCCAGAACGCGTCGCGCGCATTTTCCTGGGCAAGGTCGCGCTGCAAATCGGCTGGCGAACCCTCGCCGGTGACGCCGCCCTTCAACAGGGCAAGGCGCTGCCGGGCGCGACCGCGCTCGCCCTGGCGGCGGATCTCGTCGGCCTTGCGCGCCCCCTCCTGCCGCAATTCCCGCGCCGCCGCGGCCGCTGCCTTGCCGTCGTCGCCGGCCTGCATGGCGCGGTCGGCCAGTTGCAGGCCAAGGCCGATCATGGTCGGTATCGCCACATGGCACATGTCATCCATCCATCGTTGTTATCTGCGGCATCAGGGCGACGACGGTGCAGGGCAGCGGCTGCTCCTGCACCACCGTCACCAGGGCCCGGTTATCCCAGCCCTTGGGGACGGCGACGCTCTTGTCGCCGCTGAAGAGCGGCGGGCTCTGGTCCATCGCCGTTTCCGGCCTGCGGAAGACGATGTCCTCGGCGCGCGCGGCATCGGCGCCGAGGCGCATGCCGAGACTGTCGACGAGGCGCACGATCACGCGGTGCAGGCGCCGCTTCTTGCCCTGGGCGGGGCCGTCGCCGCCGCCGGCTTCCAGATCCATGGTGACGAGGCGGCTGGCATAGCCGAGGCCGACATGAGCCCAGGAAACGGCGCGCACGAGGCTGACGGTACCGTCGGCGGCCACGATGCGATCGGGATGGGTGGCGCCGTCGGCCAGGATCGTCACCTGCTCGCCGACCAGATGGTCGAGGCCGTCCAGCGTCGTCGCCGCCAGCGCCCAGGCGCCGGACGGCATTTCGTCCAGCGATGGAAACGGCGTCAGGATCGTCGCGGTCACCGAGTTGGCGTCGATCCAGCCGGTGATCAGCGCCCGCGCCACGGCATAGCCGGTACCGTGGCGATAGCGGTGATGCAGTTCGCGCCCGACATCGCCGGGGGCGAAGATTCCGGCAGCCGCGACGAAGGCGACACCGGTGGCACCGGCAAGGCCGGCGCCGCTGCCCGGCGTCACGGCCGCCGTGCCGGCGCCATCGAAGGTGAGACCGGCATCGACGAAGAAGGCGTGGCGCTTGTCATGTTCGTCCTGTGGCGTAAAGGCCAGGGCCAGGCGCTCGACCGAGCGCCGGATCTCGCCCTCGACGCGCCGTTCGACCGCCAGCCAGAGTTCGTCCTGGCTGTCGCCCGGAATGACCGCCAGCGACAGCACGCGCGTCTCGCGACCGCCGATGCGGTGCCGGTGCCAGCCCACCACGTCCTGGTCGCGCAGATAGGTGAGGCCGAGCAGCGCACCATCGGCGCAGGCGACCCAAAGCACCGACCATGGCTCGGCCTGATAGACGATTTCGGTGATACCGGTTCGCGTCAGGTGCCGCGCCAGCAGCGACATCTCCGGCGAGTTGAAGGCGTCGTTCTCGAAATTGTAGGCCATCTCGTAGAGCTTGCGCCGCGCGCGCTGCACATAGAGGACGGCGGCGCCGATGCGCTCGGGCCGGATATCGGCGCTGCCATTGGTGGTCTCGCGCCGCACCACGACATTGCCGGGCGTCACCGCCTCGTTGAGCGAAGACGCCGACAGGTTGAATTCGCCGCCGGTGGTGCCGAGGGCGAGTGTCTTGCCCGCACTCATCCAGCGGATGGCGTTGACGCGGTCATCGGCGATGGTGAAGTTGAGCGCATGGTCGTCGCGCACCAGCCCGTCGGCGGCACTGGGGGCATGGCTTTCATAGGCACCGGCGACCGAGCCCCAAAGGGTCTGCGGCTGCTGGCGGGAATTGGCCATGAACAGGCGCTCCTCGTAGAAGGTCACGGTTGCGGGCCAGCCGGTAGTGGCGGACCAGGCGCCAAGCCGCCAGGCAGTGACGGCCGCGGTGCCGCCGAAATTGGCCTTCACCTCGACCGTCACCTGGGTGGGCGACGTGAAGGCGGTGATGCGGCCCCAGCCCCAGATGGTGCCGTGCTTGAGGCGCAGCAGGCGGCCGATATCGGTCGCCGCGAACAGCGGGCCGGTGGCGGTCAGGGTCACCGCACCGCCGCTGACGGCGGACGGGGCCAGCGTCACGCTGCCCGTGTTCTCGTCGAGATAGGGACCGTCCTGGAACTGTATCTCGCTGAGGCTCCAGGCGGTATGGCCGCTCCGGGCCAGCTTGCGCGGCGCAAAATCGGGATGGCAGAGATAGAGCACATCGGCCGATTGCGCCCATTTCAGGCGGCGCACCGCGGCAAGGTCATAGGGTGTCGCGATCTCGTAGGCGATGCCGGGCGACGTCTCGATGCGTCCGCCATTCATGTAGAAGCGGAAATAATTCTGTCCGGCCTCGATCACATAGGCCTGCTCGGTCGAGAATTCGAAGGGGATCAGGCGAATTTCACCACCGTCCTTCGCCGGCGCCACGAATTGCGTGCCCGGGCGACGCGTCGCCGGCCCTTGCGCCAGCAGCACGAAATTCTCGATCTCGCGGCAGGCGTTGCGGTATTTGTCGAGGTCGATGCGGCCATAGAGTTCGGGCGACCATTCGCCGGCATTGAAGGTGGCAAGGTAATGCGCGCTTTTCGGCATGGTCCCTTCCCCTTCCTTCAGGCCCGGGCCGCCAGCCAGGCATCGACGGCAAGCGTCGCCTGCCCGCCCTCCTGCGCATCGGCGATGCGCGCCTGCTGCAGCAGATCCCGGAGATGGTTGCGCGCCGCCTCGATGCGGCTGGCGCTTTCGGTCAGGTTGCCGGCGAGTTGCACGGCGAGCCTGGCGGCGATCGCTTCGGCCAGCAGCGCGTCATATTCGGCGGCATCGGCGATGCGGCCGATATAGAGGATGTCGAGCGGCGGCGGCAGGTCGCTGAGGATGCGGCGGCCCTCGATGCGGTAGTCGCCGCCGCCGGCGATCTCGATCAGGCGCAGGCAATGGGCCGGTTCCGGCCCCTGCGGCAGCTGGTACTGGTGGGCATAGCCCCAGGCCGGCTTCTCGACCATTGCGGCGAGGCGCGCGCGCCGCTGCGCCGCATTCCAGGGATAGAGCCGCAGCACCGCATCGGCCGCCGGCGCGAAATTGCGCCGGCACAGGCCGGCCGGCTTCGAGCCGTCCTCCAGCGAGGTGATGGGATCGGCGCCGAGAAAGTCGAGCGCCCGGTTGCAGATGGCGATGATGGAAGTGGTCATTATGATTTCACCGCGCGCCGGAGCCGCCCGCCAACCCGCCGGCGCGCGGTGGGGTTGGCGGGACGGCCACAGCGCGCCGGCGCTCCTCAATCCAGTGTGTAGAAGATCAGCACGCGCAGAGTGCCGCTGGCGGGCAAAGCGGCGGCGGCGGGGGTGAGGATCACGATCTCCTCATTCGCCAGCGGCTCGCCGATATTGGCAGCGGGGCCGAAGAGCGTCGGCGTGTCCACCGCGGTGAAGGTGGCCGCGGCGCGATATTTCGCCGGCGTGCCGGCGATGCCGACGGCGAGCGTCGCGGAGCCGAGGCTGACCGTCGACGCGAGCAGGCCGTAGAGTACCCGCGCCCCCTTGGGCAGCCGCGCCACTTCGATGATGTCGGAGGTCGGCTGTGCCGCCAGCGTCACCTTCTCGTTAAAGCAGCGCACGCGGCCATGCACGTCGCCGGCCATCGGCAGATCGACCGGGGCCGTGTTGCGCAACCGGCCCATCTGCAATCCGTATTGAATTGCCATGTTTATCTCCTGTTTGAAGGGAAGAAACGAGCGTCGGCACCGCGGGGTTGGTGGGGCGGCCGCGGTGCCGACGATCAATCAAGCAAGCGTCCCGATCTCGACCACGCCGTCCTCTTCCATGCGCGTGGCGCCGATCGACATCGCGCAATAGACCTGTGTGGCGTAGGACTTGTCGGGGCGTTCGGTGACCTTGACCTTGGGTGATTGCGCCAATGCCAGCAGCAGGGCCGATTGCCGCCAGGCGAGGCAGGCGCGCTCGCCCGAGCCGTTGAGGCCCAGGCGCTGAGTGCGGATGAAGCGGAAGCCGAGGAAGGTATCGATCTGGCCGGCGGCCAGCGCCTTCACCGTGTTGTAGTCGGACGAGGTCACCTGGGTGGTGCCGAGCAGCACGGTGATGTCCTTGGCCGGACAGGCGACATAGCGCGGCTCGTCGGGATCGTTCTCGGCCGCGTCGAGGATCTCCTTGGCCTGGAGCAGCTTGGCCAGCGTCAGGCCGGTGCCGCCGCCGGCGATCTTCTGCGGGGCAGGCAGCGTGACCAGGGTCTGGCCGGTCTTGCCGCTGCGCGCCACGCCATTGGCCTGGGCGATGATGACGTCGTCCATGGCGCGGCCCAAGGCATGGGCCGCTGCCTGGGCATAGGCATTGGTGGGATCGGTCAGGGTCTTCACCTGGTCGAGCCGGTCGACGAGGTCGGAATACTCGTAATCCTCCAGCATCACCTGGCGCCGGGCGTGGGGCGTTTCGGTCAAGGGCGTGTCGGCATGGCGCGACTGGCGCTTGATCGCCGAGCCGGCGCCGATCTGGTCGAAATAGGCGATCTCGCCGGTCACCATTTCCTGGCGCACGGCATCCTTCAGGCGGCTGCCCTTCTGCTGCACCAGCAGCATGATGTTGGCCGAATACATCGCGTTGAACGCGAGCTGCACTTGTGAGGACATGGGTTCTCACTTCCTTTCGTCTTTGGGTTTCGGGTCGGTCGCGGCGAGGTTGCCCCTGCAAGCCGCCGCGCGTGGCAGCGTTGGTGTGGCAGCTGCCACGCGCGGCGTTTTCACAAAGACCTCAAGCCTCGATGCTGACGCGCATCATCGGGCGGCCCGTCTCTTCCGGGCGGTCAGCCGGGCCGCGCTGGGCTGCGGTTGTCCGGCTTTGGATGCGGGGTTGCTCTCTCACGACCCGCCATAGGCGAGGGCGTAGAGGGCTTCCATCCGTTGCACCAGGCTCTGGTGCTCGGGGTGGGTCTTGTTGAGATAGGGGTGCGTCGAATCGGCCTGCGCCTGGCGCTGCAGCTTCGCGATCTCCTGGAGCGCCTCGGCGGGGTTGCGCGGGCCCGCACCGGCGCCGGCACGCGCCGTGATGCTGTCCTCGGCGAGGAGGCGGCCGGCCTTCGCCAGCAATTGCATCAGCGCCGTCTCGCCCAGGGCATCGGCGATGTCGTGGAACGGTGCCGCATCGCCCAGCAGTGCCGCATAGGCGCGCCGCGCCGACTGCATGTTGGCATCGTATTGCCGGCCCCAGAGCGCCTGCAGATCGCCGACCGGGTCGGTATCGGGCAAGGGCGCCGGTGCCGCGGCAGCGGACAAGGGCGCCCCGGCAGCAGGCAGGCGGGCAAGAAAGGCGTCGTGCAATTCGCGCGCCTGGGTCCGGGTGAGGCCGAGGCGATGCGCAGTCTCGCGGTACCAGCCGGCGAGCTCCGCATCATAGGCGTCGCCATCAGGGACCGGCAGGTCATAGCCGTCGGCGTCCTGCGGGCGGCCGAGGCGATCCCAGATCGGCGCCCAGGCCTCGGGCCCCGCATCGGTGCCGGGCAGGTTCAGCCGGTCGCCGCCCACCAGGCGTTCAAGGTGGCGATAGGAGGTGACAGCGTCGCTGGCCGAGCGCCAGCCCTTCTGTTCGACGAAGCGGCCGAGTTCGGGATCAAGTTCCGCCTGCCACCCTGCCTGCGACGGCGCTTCTGCCTGCGGGTCCGGTGTTGCGATCGGGTCGTGGTCGTCATCGGTCATCGATCACCTCCTGGAGCAGGGCCGTGAAATCGGCGGGATCGAGGCCGCACATCTCGGCCAGATGCAGGAAGACGTCGCGTGCACCTTCGTTGAAGGCGGTCTGGTGCGAATCGCCGGGGACGAAACTCGACCGCCCGACCCGGCAATAATGCGCGAGGTCGGCAAGGATGAGCCGCGAACCGGCGCTTTCCGGAGAAAGATGCCGGCGATAGGCATCGGCGACGCGGCGGGCGCGGCTGTGGCCGTGCAGGCGGAGGAGCCAGGCCAGACCCGCCTTCATGCGGCACCGCCGGTCATCGCTTCAAGCAGCGCCGCGCCGGCATCGGTCGCATCGGTCGCATAGGTGGCACCGGCCGCATCGACAGCATCGGCCGGATTGCCCGGCGGCGGTGCTGCGGCGGCGCGCAGATCGGCGACCGCCGCCTTGCTGCGCAGCAAATGGTTGGGCGCGCCGAAGGATTGGGTGAGCGCCCGCGCCGCTGCATCGGCATCGATGTTGTCGTAGATCTCGGGCTTCACCGCGCCGATCGGGGCCAGCGCCTCGAGGGCGCGCACGATCGCCGCCCCCTCGCCCGCCCGCTGCGCCCGGGCCAAGGGCGAGACATATTCGATGCGGACACCGCGCGCCTGCAACTGTCGCGGCGGCGGCGGCAACTGGTTGGCACGGCGCATGATGCCAAACTGGCGGCGGATCAGGGGGTCGAGGAATTCCGCCTGGATGCGGCCGAGATGCGGCCCCATCAGGCGCAGCTTCTCCTCCTGCCGGGCCAGCACCTCGGTCGCGGTCTGGTTGGGCTGCTGCACCATGAGGAGGAGCGAGAAGTAAAAGGCCTGGCGCACGGCCTCGCGGCGCTGTTCCTCGAGCTCCAGGCCGAGGCCGATATTGCCGCCGGCCTGCAGCGGCTCGTAGCGCCGGCGCCCGTTCTCGTCGAGCCCGCCATAGATGATGCCGCCGGGATGGGTGCGCAGGCCGCGGACCGCCACCTCGTCCACCGCCAGCAAGGGCGGGTCGACCGATTTCTGCGCCGCGATGATGGTGGTCTTCGACATCGCGTTCAGCATCTTGATGTCTGGCAGCGCCAGCATCGCCGGGCTATCGCCGTAAAGCCCGCGCGTCGCCGTCGACCAGCGCGGCACCTGGTAGGGGAATTCGTGATAGAAGCCGCTGGCGAGCAGGAGCCCATGCTCGACATCGACATAATGGCTGACGAAGGGCGTCTCGGCGTCATGAGCACTCATGGCGCGGCCCTCCATTCCGCCGGCCTCGCGCGGCATCACCGCGTGCAGGAAGGCAAAGCGCCGGTCGGGTTCCTTCTCGGCCGCGCGCTGGAGGGCGGGATGGCAGGCCTCGCCCCAGCGCGAGACCGCCTGGCGCGCGGTGAACTGGAAGCGGCGGAACAGGGTGTCGACCTCGTCCCTGGCATTCTCGGCGATGAAGCATTCGGAAAGGTGCCGGCAGGAATAGTGGATGCGGCCCGTCTCCGGCACCTCCTCGACGTAGAAGATGCCGGTGCCGAAAGTGACCAGGTCGGCATAGAGCTCCATCACCCGGGCATAAAAGCGCTGGCCGTTGCCGGCGAAGCTGGCGCGCATGCGCCGGGTCACCTCGTCCAGCCACAATTTGGTCTCGGCCGTCTCCTCTTCCTCGGCCAGATCGGCGCGCAAGGTGAACCAGTCATTGGCGGCATTGGTGATGAGGCCCCAGAGCCCCGCCGCCAGGTTCTCGGCCGCCTGGCCGGCGGTGCCGTCGAAGATCTTCTGCGCGCGCTTCTCGCCCGGCTGGCGCAGATGGGTGAAATCGGCCCGCAGCGGCAGGACCAGGTCGGCGATCTCCTGCCAGAGCTGGTCGAGATTGCCGCGTTCGGCGGCAAGGCTTTCCTGGCGCCGGATCAGGTCGCGGGCCAGATCAGGTGCCGGACCGGTTGTCGGACCGGTTGTCGGGTCAGGTGCCTGGTCGCGGGCCGGATTGCTGTCGGTCGTCGGTTTCATGTGGTGGCGTGTTCCCTTGCCAGGTGTCGAGCAGGAATGCGGGCCAGGATCCCAATGGGGGCGGTGGCTCAGGAGCCGAGCAGCTGGCCGCCGCCGATGGGTGCCGCGCCGAGCTGTGCCGCGTCCGGCGTCAGGATGGTGGCGCGCCGGCCGCTCAGGGCCCGCTGGCGGCGCAATTCGTCATCCGCCGCCTTGGCCGCGGCATCGGCAGCCAGCCTGGGATCGGGCTGTTTCGGGGCGGGTTTCGGTTTCGATTTCGGCAGGGCGCACATGTTTTCCTCTCTTTCGAAGACAAAGCCGATGAAGGTCTGGCCGTCGCGGCCGAAGGCCGGATAGACCGCCTCGACCCGGGCACCGAGGCGCAGCAGCCAGCTTTGCGCCATCTCGTGCCCCGCCATGGAGCGGCATTCGGCGCGCCTGGCGCCGAGCCGGTGGAGGGCGGGACGCAGCCGGGTCTGCGCAAAGCGGGTCGCCGCCAGGGCCACTTCCGGCCAGCGGTCGGTTGCGAACATCCAGACCGACCAGTTGCCCGGCCACATCTCGCTGGCGCCGATCGCCGCCACCGCCGCGCCATCGGCAGCGGCGAGGATGGCACCCATGGGATCGGTGGCGAGAATCTCGGCCACCAGGGCGACGGGGTCGTCGTCGAAGCGGGTGGCGAAGATCTCCGCCCGGTCGGCCATGCGCATGTGCCGGGCGACGAAGAGCAGGTCGTCGGAGCCAAGCGGGCGCAAGGGCCGGGACATCTTCCTCACCATCGCATCGGGTCGTATTCGGGTTGCGGCGGTCCCGCCTCGTGCGGCACCCGGCGCACCGGCTGGCCGAGCGCCAGATAGCGGAAGGCATCGGCCCCGTGGCTGGTCCAGTCATGCAGCGGCCGCGCCGAGTAGAGATCGGCCCTGGCATCATAGGCCGGGCGGTAGAGCCGCAGCGCCTCGAGCCCGCGCCCGCATTTGCCGGCATCGAACCAGCAGCGCGGCAGCAGGGCGCGCACCGCCTCGATGCCGTCCTCGAGCGGCTGCGGCTTCAGCACGCGGGCGCGCAATCCCAGCTGGCGCAGGGTCTCGAGCCGCGTCGTGCCGGTGCCGAGCTCGCGCACCGCGACGTCATGGGGCAGCAGATGCTCGCCATAGACATAGGGCTGTGCCTCGAGCTGCTTGACGTAATGCGACAGCGGCACGCCATGGGCCTCGAAATAGTCGATGATCCGGATCTCGCCGCTGCCCAGCGCCTGGGCGAACCAGATCGCGGTGGCGTCGCCGATGCCGAGATCCCAGGCGGTCATCACCGGCAGGCGCGGCTCCCAGGGCACGCGGCCGATCCGGCCGGCGCGCTCGGCCGCGTCGATGAGGGGGGCGTAATAGGCCCCCGGCACGCCGGCCGAGAAGCTGCATTCGAATTCCTGCGCAAATTGCTGCGCCGACATCGCGGCCCGCGCCGCCGCCAGTTCGCCTTCCGGCAAAATGCCGGTGGCGCTGGCCGGATAGCGTGCCGAGAGCCAGGCGGGATCGTTGGCGGCGGCATCATAGAGCCTGGCGAAGTGGTTGCGCCCCATCGGTGTGCCGATGAAGAGCGCCCAGCCCTGGCGGTCGCTCAGCATCGGCCGCACGATCTCCGGCCAGACGCGGGGATGCATCTGGGCGTATTCGTCCAGCACCACGCCGTCGAAATAGAGGCCGCGCAGGCGATCGGCATTGTCGGCGCCATAGAGGCGGATGCGGGCACCGTTGGGCAGTTCCACCCACAGCTCGCTTTCGCTCAGCTTCAGCCCCGGGATGGGCGCGGTGAAGCGCTTCAGATACGACCAGGCGACGTCCTTGGCCTGGACAAGCAGCGGCGCCACATAGCCGAAGCGCGGCTCCGGCGCCGTGCTGGAAGCGGCCCGGGCGATGAGCTCGTTGATGCAGAATACCGTTTTGCCGAAGCGGCGATGCGCCACCAGCACGTTGAAGCGCTTGAGACGCCGATGCAGATCCGCCTGCAGCCGGCGCGGCCCATAGAGATGCACCACCTGCGCCGCTGTCTCCGGCTGCGGTCGCGGCAGGGCTTGTTCCATGCGCTTGGGCTTGCTCCAAAGCAAAATCCCGCGAACCGGGTCGGGTTCGCGGGGCGTAATTCCTCAGCTTATATTTTCATATTACCTTCTTACTGTCTTTTTGTCAAGTAATATTTTCCGGATATTCGGGCTTCCAGCAAATAATGACCATCTGTTCTTGCTTTTTACTTTCGTGACGGCCGAAATCGCCGCTGCCGGGCCGGCCGTGGCCCCATTGCAGCACGGCATTGGCGGCGGCGTTGCGCGCCATGGGGGCCGCCTCCGGGTCCTGCATCACCGCGACCAGGGCGGCGATCGCCGCCTCGGTATGCCGCCTGGCCAGTTCGCGCAGATGATCCCCTGCCGTGCCGGGGTCGGTTTTGTGGTCGACCGGGAGCTTCATCGGCGGGGCCCAGCGAAACTGTCGCCAAGCGCCGCGAGGCCGAGGCGCAGGCGCTGGCAGGCGGTACTCCTGGCGCCCTCCCGGCTGAAGACGAAGCCGGGCCAGACCGCAAAGACGCTGACCGCCTCGGTCATGCGCGCCACCCTGTTGCCGGCTGCCAGCAGATCCGCCTTGGCGCGGCGATAGAGCTGTTCCAGACGGGCAAGGTCCGCCTCGTCCAGATCCGCCGCGGGCAGGCCGCCGCCACCGCCGGAAAAGCCGGCATAGAAGCGGCCATAGCTGACGGTGACGCGGCCGTTGACCCGGCGATAGAGCCCGGCATAGCGCCAGCCGGCGCGCTGTTCGCTCGGGGCGATCCAGCCGCGCGCGGCGAGGAGATCGAGCGGATGCGCGCAAAGCACCGGGTCGAGGCCGCGGGCGAGCTGCGCCCGCTTCAACTGCAGTTCCGCCGTGCCGCCATCCTGTACCGCGGGGGTGGTGCCACACGCATCGTCATTGGCGACGGCGCGTTTCGGCCGGCCGCGCCGGCTCGGCTCAAAGGCGCGCATGGCCTCACTCCTCCTCGTCCAGGCCCATGGCCCAGCGCTCGGCCCATTTCACCAGCCAGAGCGCCCGTTCGGCGGTCATGTCGCTGTTGACCACCTCGAACTCGCCTTCCTCGGTGATGCCGATGCCGAGGAACTGACTCCAGCGGGTCTTCTGGCAGGTGCCGATCGCCTGGTCGGGACGCAGGCTGTCGCTCGGCGGGAAATCGACGATCTCGGCCATGATTCTCTCCTTGTCGCGTTGTCTTGTTCCGGTCTGGCGGGTCAGCATCCGGGCGCGTTGTCGTTGGCGGGCGGGTTCAGCACGACATCGCAATTGCCGCTCTGCCATTCCTCGCTCTCCTTGCAGGCGAGGCAGATGCGGATGAAGGGCCCGGGCGCGCGGAAAATCCGGCTGCAGAACAGGCAGAGGCGGTTGCACCGCCCCCGGCTGGCGCCGGTGACCGTCGGGACTGGATCGAGTTTTTTCGAGTTGCCATTTTGTTCCATATCTGCCACCCCTTTACGGCTTGACGCGTTAGCGCATTATGGCATTATACGCAAAATTTTGTTACGCTGTCAAGCATTAAAAACGTATTCTGCGGCTATGTCTGTCAGGCCGCTGCCGCGCGCTGCCCAGTGGCCGGCCGTTGCTGCATCGCGCCGCTGCGGCCCGTCGCTGCATCACCTGGCGCCGCTCGTGCCCCGCTCCGGCGGGCGCCGGGCGCCACGGCAAGAATGAGGAGCCAATCCATGACCGAAATTTCCGAAGCCGCCCGCCGCCTCAAGGAATTGCGCGAACAGGCCGGCCTCACCATGCGCGCGGTCTCGGAGGCGCTGGGCTGGAGCCTCACGCGCTATCAGCATTACGAGGATCGCTACAAGCGGCGCTTCCTGCCCTTCGAGCTGGCGCGCGAACTTGACGCCCTCTTCTGCCAGCACGGCACCGAGCCCGGCGCCGTGCTGCAGCTGGCCGGCATCGAGCCGGGACAAGGGGTGAGCCAGCGGCGCGATCCGGTGCCGCCGCGCCCGGGTGCGGCGATCGGCCAGACGCAGCGCGATCTGCCGGTATTGGGTGCCGTCAAGGGTGGCAGCGAGGGCTTCTATTTCAATGACGGCGAGGCCAAGGAATTCGTCGAGCGCCCGGCCAATCTGAAGGGCGTCTTCAACGGCTTTGCGCTTTATGTCGACGGCGATTCGATGGAGCCGCGGTATTTCGCCGGCGAGCTGCTCTACGTCAACCCGAATCGGCCGATCACGCGCAACTGTTTCGTCGCGGTCGAGCTCAATGACGGCCAGGGCCTGATCAAGCAATTCGTCCGCCGCACCGATGAGGAGATCGTGCTGCACCAGTTCAACCCGGCGCGCGACATCACCCTCAGGGCCGGCGAGGTGAAGCGGATCTACCGCATCACCGGCACCGGCGAGGCCGGCTGAGCCATAGCGGCGGGGGCGGCGAGGCGGCAGCAGCCAGGGCAGCCGGTCCCCCATCTCCTGGCGGTATCCTGGTGCTCGAGACACCGCAGGCTTTAGCGCGCTTGCCTTGCGGGGGGCGTCGTTAACGATTTTTACGTTGACATCTTACGCTAGTTCTATATATGTTCCATTCGTAAATCCTGACCCGGGATGGGTCAGCCCATGGATGGAGGCATGAATGAGCTTCGACCCCCGCGATCTCAGCGTCCTCGCCTATGCCAATGGCTTCACCCACTGGCATTACCGCAGCCATGATTCCCTGGGCTGCCTCGGCGGCGATTACTTCGCCGCCGCCGCCGACTTGCTCCGTCCGGGCGACCAGATCACGGTGACGCTGCTGGCTGGCGAGCAAGCCGATCTCGCCATCTTCGCGGTCACAGCCATGCACCCCGCGCCACGCCTCTCCCTGCTGACAAGCAGCCATTCAACGCGCCACGCCCTTGCCGCCTGA